CAGGAAGATAACCTAATTTCTTATGTCTCTTAAGAATATCTTTACCTTGAGCATGTTCTTCCGGAGTGCCAAAGTGTTTAGCTAACATGACGGCATTATTGATATGATAATTTTCGTCTTCGTTACGATCATATTGACTTTTTAATGCTTTTAGATTAGGAAGTAATCTAACTCCGATTTTTCCTTCTTTAGAAACATCAGTAACAATGTGATGTTTACCTTTATGAGGACCAGAATTGACAATTACTTTATCCCCAACCTTGAAATTTTCGTTGATAACTTCTTCATTAGCATGAAGTTTTTTTCCAGTTCTTTTTGATTCACGATCAATTTGTTCTTTGGAATTAGCAGAATCTTTCTTTTTAGATTTTGCATTATCAGTTTCAGCAGCACGAGTAACAGCCGAAACTACTTCGGGTTGCCATTTGAATCTGGCTTCAACAATAGTCTTGAATGGTTGGAGAGTGTCGTAAACTATTTCTTCACTATTAACTTTTTTTTTATCGTCTTCGTCTTCTTCGGCACCATCGCCAATTTCATCATTATCTAATTCGAAATCATTTTCCCCATCTTCCGGTTCAAATTCCCATTCGAAATCGTCTTCACCGTCTCCATCAGCATTCGCCTTATCAGTGTCAGATAGGTTGTAATATGTTGGAGCATTGTAATCGTCTTCTTGACCATCAGCCGGGAAGCCAGTTTGATCAGCTTTATTGTAAGGAGCAACCTTGACATTTGTTGCATTGAATACATCATTTTTATTTCCGTTTCTGTCAGCCTCTACATTAGCTTTGTGTAGTGCTACGAAAGACTGACCGACAACAGATTTTTGAGAATAATTGTCAAGATAATTTTCGCCAATGATTTCTTTAAGCCGCTTCGACATTGTTTTCTACCTCTTTATTTTCAGTCGGTACAATTTCTGTAACGGCTGGCTTGATACCATTGTCTTTATTGAACATACTTCCAGCCACGTCCATGCGTTTTGCCACAACCAATTCCCGAATACGATCCTGCACCAATTCGGCAAAATTGTTACCAAATTCAGAGGGTTTCTTTTCCATCACATTTTTGACAAGTTCAACGGCTGTAGTTGGCATGAAATATACTCCTATGGTTTTATTCGTATTATTTAGCTGTTTCGGGCAATTAGTTGAGCAACTGATCTAAAGTCATGAACATCCTTTTCTGACTTCCTTCCGTCTTTCTTCATCCTTTCATACTTCTTTTTAGCCAGAACTAGGTCTGCCTTTTTTTTTGAATCGGCTTGTTTTTTACCATCATCTTGTTGATTAGTTGCCGGGGGTTGAGCCTGACTAGGATCGACTAAAATACCAGCCGAACCGTTATTTTGCTGTTCTCCCGAACCATCATCTTCTTCTTGCGGAGCCATTGGTGTCATATTATAAATTGGATTCTGCATTTCTTCAATAATTTCCTGATCCATTGCCATGATATCGGCATCGTCTTGTTGAAGAATGTTCTTACGAACCCATGTATTTGAATAGAAACGACCAACGAAAGGCATGATAAGACCAAGAATAGCAAGTCTGCCATTCATTAGGAACTGATTCTTTTGTTCGGTGAAATAATTATCACGAGCAAATTCAAACTGAAGGTAAGGTATGATTTTCTGGAAGTCTTCAATAGTCATGATCTGACGTAGGACGACTTGTTTTTCCAAAAGTCGAATGAACAACTGAGCGAATCTACGTCGCATTCTCATGATGAACTTGCCGAACTTCAATTCGTCTCGGGTCACTTCAGTAGCAACACCCGGATTATATAGATTATTCGGATCAAGACGGTTGATTGGAACGTGAAGGGATGCATACAATTTCTTCTGGAAATACAATACATCTTCCATTTCCCCAAGATTTTCACCAGCCGGAAGTGTCGTGACTTCAGTACCCCGACCCCCTTCTCTCCTTGGTAGCCAGTAGTCTTCCAACATGGTTAGGAAACGATTGTCTTGTCTCAATTGACCAGTTTGTGAATCGTAATTGAGTTTGTTCTTGTGTTTGACCATGATATCACGGACATACTGTTCAGCCTTCATCTTAGGAAGGTTGCCAACGTCGATATACCATAAGCGTCTTTCCGGGGCACGAACAAGACGGTAAATGACAACTGAATCTTCTAGAGTACGCAACATGTTTAGAGGCTTGATTGCCTTGTGAAGATGGGAAAGGACCATCGATCCTGCTCCATCAGTCACACCCGATGTTGTATAAACGATTGCATCAAGAGCTATCTTTAAGCCAGTCGTTGTCGGACCATAAATCTTGTTGCCG